ATGGCATTTAAAAAACTATGGACATATAACAAGTTTACAAGCTATAAAATTATATGGTGCTACACGACTAGCTGATATAATATATAAGTTAAAGAAACAAGGTTATACTATACATACAACAGATTTACAATTTACTACTAGATTTGGTAGAAAAACAACAGTAGCTAAATACTTATACTTCAAACCAAAACCTCAGTTTGAACAGAAATTAATATGGGGTTAATAACTAAATAAATAAATATATGAAAACTACAAAAATGTTCAAAATGTGCTTAGAAAGTGGAGAAGCTGAATTTAAACAAACTCCTGAATTTTATAACGAAGATCCTTTATTAAAATTAGATATTTTACAAGATTGGATAATTGCATTACAAAATGCGTATAATAAAACAATACCTGAATTTGAAAAAGATTTAGAAGAACGTGCAAAAGAAAATTAGCAAACTTAAAAAAGAGTTAGATAGTTGGTTCTCTAAATACATTAGATTAAGAAATGCTACAGATATGGGTGTAGCACAATGCTTTACTTGTGGTAAGATAGATCATTACAAGAAACTACAGAACGGACACTTTCAATCTCGTAGGCATCACAACACAAGATGGGATGAAAAGAATTGTCAAGTACAATGCGTAAAGTGTAATATGTTTGGACAAGGAGAACAGTATAAGTTTGGAATGTATTTAGATGCTAAGTATGGATTAGGAACTGCTGAGGAACTAGAGTTTATGTCTAAGGTAAATGTAAAAATGATGCGTATAGATTATGTAGAGAAGATAAGTTATTACAAAGACCTTGTTAATAAAATAAAAAAGGAAAAGAGTATAGAATGAATAATTTTCTATATTTGAATATGACTAAACCTATATTTGCAAATACTACACACCAAATAGTTGTTAATGATTATTTAAACTTAATGCTGACATTTGCAAAAGATATTTCTACTAAAGCAAAGTTTGAAAATTTTAAAGAAGTTTTAGAATGTGTTTTAGAATATCACAACAGTTACGGAGAAGATGTAAATGGTGGTAACTGGAACGATTGGTTAATGATAATACCTATTAATACTTCAGTAATGGTTAATGGATATTTTGCAGGAATACAAAGTAAACGTAATTTAGAAATAGTTAGGTCTTACAAAGTTTTGTTAGATAATGCATTAGAGGTTTTAGTAAATGATTTACGAGAAATAGAATACAATAATGAATAAAGTTTATGAAGCAGTAGCAGATTGTAGAAAGACATTTGTAGAGATGTCCTTTGCTTTTACTCACGATATAAACGAAATAGAAGAAGCAGTACAAGAATGTCTAATGTATTTTTTACAAATGAATCCTACAGTTTTAAAAGACATATACGAAAAAGATGGACAGAAAGGATTAATAAGATATGGTGCAGTAGTATTGAGAAGAAGTTTTACAAGTCCTAGAAGTCCTTATTATTATAAGTACAAGAAATACTATACTAACTTAGATGCACAAGCAAGTACATTAACTTACGACATAACAGAGAGTGGAGAAACATCTAACGAAAAGAATTTATACAACATACCTAATCCTGAGGAATATAAACAATGGCAAAAGCTAGAACTTATAGATCAAGCATTAGAAGATGTTTATTGGTATGATGCATCTGTATTTAAGTTATATTACTACGAGGGTAATACACTTACAGGACTTGCAAAAAAGACAGGTATAAGCAGAAACAGTTTGTTCACGACTATAGACAAAGTAAGAGAACAACTTAAAGAATTATTAGATAATGAAATTTAACGAAAAATCAAAAGGTTTAGGAGATACTATTAAAAAAATAACTTCTGCAACTAAAATAGATAAACTAGCTAAAAAAATAGCACAGGTAGCAGGTGCTGAAGATTGTGGATGTGATGAAAGACAAGACAAGCTAAATAAATTATTTCCGTATAAACAAAATGATACAGGCATACCAACAGAATTAATACACGAATGTATAGACGTATGGGAAGATATAAAAACAGGAGTTGCAAAAAATGTAGAAGCAAAAAAAAAGATGATAGAATTACATAACGAAATATATAAAAGTAATTACAAAACTACTAGTAACTGTGGTACTTGTTTAAATAGTTGCTATCAAGGAATAAAAAAAATAGTAGAAAAATTTAAAACTTAAAAGATGAAAGATAAAACACCAAATTATTACACAGGAAAAGTCTATGGCTATAAAGCATTTGATATAATAGAGGACTACGAATTAAATTATAATTGTGCAACTGCACTAACATATATTCTAAGAAGTGATAGAAAGCATAATAGTCCAAAAGAATGTTTACAAAAAGCTATAGATCATTTAAGTAACCAACTGGAGATATTAGAAAAGGATAAGAAAAAGAATGTAAGAATAAGTCATATATAAAAAACTATGTTAAAATATATATGTAACGTATGTGGAAACACAAGGCAATTATCTAAAGCTACATTAGAAGTAGTTGATGGTAAGGTAAGGACAAGAGAAGCATTATGTAAATGTGGTGCTTATATGCAAGAAGTAGAAAAAGAGTTTGGAGGGTTTCCTAATATAAAAAGAACTGAACCATCACTAAGTAAAAGGAGAGATAGAATGTGGAAAGAGACTAAAGAAAAACTAACAAGCTAATGAAAATACTAAATTTATATGCTTGTCTTGGTGGTAACCGATACAAGTGGAACGAAGTAAAAGATGATATAGAAGTAACTGCTATAGAACTTGATCCTGAATGTGCAAGACTATATCAAGAGAGATTCCCTAATGATAGAGTAATAGTTGCAGATGCACATCAATACTTACTAGACCACTATAAAGAATACGACTTTATATGGAGTAGCCCTCCTTGTCCTACACATAGTAAAGCAAGAGGTTGGAATACTAAAGTAGAAACTAAATATCCTGATATGAAATTATATGAGGAAATTATATTATTAGAAACAGTTGTTAAAGGAGAAGATGCAAGATATAAAGGAAAGTATGTAGTGGAAAATGTCATACCTTACTATGAACCATTAATACCTGGACAAAAAAGACATAGACATTTGTATTGGACTAATTTTAATTTACCTAATATATTAACTACTAGAAAAATACAAATGTGTCAAGGTAAAAATGAAATAAAAAGATTGTGTGATTTTCACGACTACAACTTTAGAAATTATAAAGGTACACAAGCATTAAATAAGATAGCAAGAAACCTTGTAGATTATGAAGCAGGTAAAACAATATTTGAAACAATGTTAGGTATAGTAAAAAAAGAAGATATTAATCAAACAGAATTATTTTGAAATTTGTAATACACGATAATAAAGATAAGATGCAATTAGTAAACTATTTAAAAGATATAGAAAGTCCTTACACAGTAGATGTAAAGAAACATAGAAACACAAGGTCTAACGTACAGAACAATTATTACTGGAAGTGTATAGTACAAGTATTAGCACAAGAGTTAGGTTACTTTAATGATGAGATGCACGACATACTAAGAGCAAAGTTTCTTAATGAGTGGGAGATGGTAGAGATAAACAATAAGAAGATAGGAATAAACAAGATAGTAAGTACAACATCTTTAAACACAAAAGCATTTGAAGTATATGCAGACCAAATAAGAATATGGGCTTTGTCTGATCTAGGGATAAGACTAATGCTACCAAATGAATATCAATAATTTCTATTATATAAAAGAATCAGTTAACTAATTTAAACTAATTATATGGATGGCAGAATAAACAATAAAGGTACAAAAGGAAACAAGGGTGGTAGACCATCTAAAGCAGAAGAACAAAAGCTAATAGAAAATCTAACACCAATGAACGCAGATGCTTTAAAGTCTTTACAGATAGGTCTAAAGAATAAAGAACAATGGGCAGTTAAATTATTCTTTGAATACTTTTATGGTAAACCACAACAGAGAGTTGATGTTACGAGTAATAGCGAAACACTAAACATACCTATAATAAACTTTGTTGAATCCGAAACTGAATAAAAAATATAGTGCATTATTTTCATCTAACTGTAGATACTATATAATTACAGGTGGTAGAGGATCAGGTAAGTCCTATGCCGTAACAGTATTTCTAACATTACTTACAATGACACAAGGTATAAGAGTGTTGTTTACAAGATACACTATGGTATCTGCACACTTATCTATTATACCTGAGTTCTTAGAAAAGATAGGACTATTAGGATTTGATTCTATATTTAGTATAAACAAGTCAGAGGTAGTCAATACATCAACAAATAGTGATATACTATTTAGAGGTATAAAGACATCTTCAGGAAACCAAACTGCTTCTCTTAAATCATTACAAGGTATATCGTGTTGGGTACTTGATGAAGCAGAAGAACTTATAGATGAGAATATATTTGATACTATAGACCTAAGCATAAGACAGAAAAACATACAGAATAGAATTATCTTAGTCTTAAATCCAGTTACTAAAGAACATTGGATATATAAACGATTCTTTGAGGAAAGAGGGGTTAGAGATGGTTTTAACGGAATTAAAGACAATGTCTGCTACATACACTCCACATACTTAGATAATAAAGCTAACCTATCTAAAAGTTTCTTAGAAAGGATATATAGATTAAAAGACATTAACTTTAAAAAGTATCAACACAAGATTCTAGGTGGTTGGTTAGATAAAGCAGAGGGTGTAGTATTTGATAACTGGACAATAGGAGAATTTAATCCTGATAACCTACAGACATCTTGTGGAATGGACTTTGGTTTTTCTGTTGATCCTGATAGTCTTACTGAGGTTGCTATAGACAAAAAGAAAATGAAGATATATATTAAAGAGCATATATATCGTAATGGTTTAAAATCTCACGAGTTAGCTAAGATAGTATTAGCAAAGGTAGAGAATAAACTAATTATAGCAGATAGTGCAGAACCTAGACTGATAGAAGATTTA